AAGGGAGTGGGGGTTATCCCGGCGGAAGCGAAGCACGAGATTGGTCTCCAGCGGGTGCAAAGTTGGCTGTATGCGAAACAGCTGCATTTCGCTTATACGGTGCCAGGATGCATCGAGCAGATGCAGGCGTATCGCAACGCCGACAACCTGACGACCGATGGTCAGAAGAAGAAAGAACAAGTCTTCAAGCAGAAGGACGAGTATCCCGATTGTATTCGTTATGCGTTGATGGCGTGGCCGGAGTTGCCGGAGGTTGAGGCGGCAATGCCGGAGCGTGAGAAAAATCGCTGGAACAATCTCGATGAAACGTCTCGCGAGCAGATTCTACAGTGGCGGGAATACAACAAGCGGGAAACCTCGAAGGACCTTGAGTTCGGCGAGGAGAACTATCCCCTCGGCGGGTTTTTCGGCAACGACGAGGGCGCGGTCGACAACATCTTTGGAGGGTGAGCGATGTGGATTTCAACAGCGGCGTATCTGAAGGACAAGGAAGACACAATTCAGCTTCGGCTGGAAAGGGATGCTGCGTTGACGCAGCTGAAGCAGCAGGAGACCACGCTCGCGTGGTTCATGCATCGGCTCACGCAGGTTGAGCAGGAGCGCCAGAAGCTCATCTTCAACTACACGGGCGTCAAGGTCGAAGCGCCTACCTATGAGCCTGCGGACCCCGAGAAGGACGGCTCCTCGATGATTCAGCGCAACCCCTTGAACGCCTTGCCGAACTTCAACGATGTCGGCGACGAAGAAGCACGGCGGCTCGGAATCGACTGGAACGAAAGTGGCGAACTCGTCTACGGTGTTGGACAGGCGAAACAGTAAATCATGGCTCAAAACGAAAATCTTTTGGCGACTCCCTTCATGTCCTCGCAGCGTCCCGGTGCTGGCGTCGAGGAGGAAGTGAAGGACCCGACCACGCAGGCGACCTACAGCGACGAGGAACTCCTTGCACTCTGGCAGGACGTTCGCACGGAAGCTCTGTCCAACCGCTGGATGTTCGAGCGCCAGTGGCAACGCAACATCTGGTATGTGCTCGGGCGGCAGTGGATTGAATACCTCTCGCGGTATGGCGGGTGGCGCGATAAGCGCATCGCCCAGTGGATTCCGCGCCCGGTGACGAACAAGTGTAAGGAAACCGTGCAGGCCATTCGTGCGATGTTCTCCAGCATCCAGCTGGGGGTGAACGTGCGCCCGAACGGCGGCAAGCCGGAGAACGTGAGCGCTGCGGCGACCGCTGACGCGTTGGCGCCGGTGTTACACGAGCGCCATCACATGAACGCCATCCAGAACGAGTTCGACTTCTGGCTGATTGCTACCGGGAACGCGTTCGTGCATACGTTTGTCGACTACGACGTCAAGCACGGCGTGATTACCATCCAGCAGGAGCAGTGCGTCGAGTGCGGGGAGGTCTATGGCAGCGATATGCTCGTCGGCGCGCAGCCGGAGTGTCCGAACTGCCATGCGACGGAGTTTGCGCCGGCCGTAGACGAGATGGGCGAGCCGATTCCGCCGGTTACCAAGATGAAGGGCAAGCCGACGACGATGGTGTTGTCGCCGCTGGAGCTTGCGTTCCCGAACTCCTACCCGCGATTTGAGGAGCTTCCGTATGTGGTGCGAATGCGGTGGAGGACCAAGCGCTGGGTGCAGAATCAGCCGGACCTCGTTGCTGCCATCGACTTCGACAAGATTGTGTGGCAGAAGTCGCCGACTGACCAGAGCCTGCAGATTTTCACCAACCTCTCGAAGTATACCGACCTCGGTCTGAGCCCGACGTATTCGGCGAGTAGCGAGGGTGGCGTTTCGCAAGAGGAAGACGGCATTGTCGAATACGAAGTCTGGATGAAGCCGACCGCGAAGTATCCGGACGGGCTCGTGTTTCGCGTGCTCGGTGATGGGCCGTCGCCGACGATTGTCCACCTGGAGGAGACGGAGCAAATCCCCGGCCCGCTGCCCTACAAGACGTTCGACGGCACGCCGATGTTCACGTTCGCGCACGCGGCGTTCGAACACGTCGGCGGTCGTGTGCTTGGCAGTGGTCCGCTCGACGTCATCATCCAGAAACAGGACCAACTGAACCAGCTGGACAGCATGATTCTGCTCATCATTCAGCGTATGAGCAACCCCGTGTGGTTGGAGCCGAAGGGCGCTGAGATTCAGCGGCTGACTGGCATGCCGGGACTCGTTATCAAGTGGAATCCACTGACAGTCGGCGGGAATGCCAAGCCGGAGCGCATTGCCGGTGTTCCGGTGGACTCGGCGTTGTTTGCCATCCGCGAGCAGTATCTGAAGGACATCGAAGAACTGGCGGGCACGTATGACGTCATCAAGGGGTCGAAGCCATCAGGGGTCGAAGCAACAAGTGCCTTGCAGCTGCTTGTCGAGCGGTCGCAGGCGCGGTTCGCAAGCGTGTTCACCGCACGCGGGGACGTCTACAAGAATTGGTTCAAGTTCGCCATTGAGCTTGAACGTGAGTTCGGGCCGGACGAGATTACCAAGGAGACGCTCGAACCAGGACGAGGTTGGACGTTCCAATCGTTTAAGCGAGCCCAACTCGAAGGCAGCTTTAGCATCATTGTCGAAGACGGCACCTCGGCGCCGAAGACGACGCTTGGTATTCGTGCCGCTATTGACCATGCGGCCCAGCTGGGGATGCTGAATCTCCAGGACCCCGATGTGCAGTATGAAGGGCTGAAGCAGTTCGGGCTGACGCGAATGATTCCCTCGTTGGATATCCAGGTGCAGAGCGCCCTGCAGAAGCAGAACGCGTTCCAGGACTGGATTGCGAGCCCGCAGAACGTCGGCGTTGCGATGCAGGGGCTGATGGCATATCAGACGGCGCTCGTTGGTCAGCAACAGCAGTTGGTCGCCGGTCAGCAGGAGATGCAGCAGACCGGGCAGCCGGCGATGCCGCCACCCCCGCCGCCGTCGCCGTTGACGGGCACGCCGTTCGAATGGCTGAACTGGTATAACCCCGTCATTCATCGTCAGGAATTCCTGAAGTGGGCGAACAGCGACCGCGTCAGGGATTTGCTGAAGCAACCGACCTCGGGGCCGATTGCCAAAACGCTAATGACCTTGCACCTTCAGGAGATGGACCAGAAGCTCGCGGAGATTCAGGCGGCGCAGGCAGCCATGCAGCCGCAAGGACCGCCGCCGAACCAGCAGGGGGCTGGGCGAGCGATGCGAAACTCGAACCAGAACAGCGGCCACCCACAGCGGCCGGAAGGGCAGAAGTAAGCCGGGACGGGATATTACAACCGGTGTAATATTCCGCCACTTGCAAAATTCATGCCAGTTTAGTGTATAATCAGGGGGTAGCAAAAAGCGTGCCATGCCTGGGCCTCACCCAGGTAAAACAACAGAGGTAAACCATGGCGGTAGAGGGACAGACGGAAACAGTCGTAGACCAGCCCGGTGGAGCGTCCACTACGACGGACGCGTCGAAGCCGAACGTTGACAATCAGGACGTCAAGAAGCCAGAAGGCGCTTCGGGCACCCCGCCCGACAAAAATGGGGATTACGAAAAGCGCGTAACCGGCCTGACGACGGACCTTCAGAAAGAACGCAAAGCGCGTCAGCAATACGAACGCGACCTCGCAGCAGCAAGAGCAGAACTCGAAGCCGAACGGAAACGCGTTCAGGCGCTCGCAGGAGTCAACCCGAAGTCGGAGCAGGAAGCCGAAGAGGAAGCCATCAAGCAGCGGCTTGAGGCGCTCGGGTATCCGCGCTTGACCCAGGAGGACCTCGACGCCATTCGCGAACTTCGTGCGACTCAGAGCAACCTGTCGGAAACCACGCAGCACTACTGGGTCCAGCATGGGCGCCAGATGGTTGGCGGGGTTCAGGCGGAAATCGAGAAGGAACTCGGCGGCAAGCTAACGGAGCGACAGGCGAAACGTATCGCGGCCGAATACGCCCGCGAAGCCGAGAACAATCCCGAATTCCTCGACCGCCACGAGAAGGGCGACAAGACCCTCATCGCGGAATTCGCCAAGCAGCTGATTGAGGACTGGTTCGAACCGGCTCGACGTAAAGTTACTCAACAGGAAACCCAGCGCTTCCGACCAGTCCCGTCCGGCAAGGACCGGGGCATCGTGACGCACGGGGATAAGAAAATCGACGTGACCGACCCCAAGCAAGTGGAGGATTTCCTCGTGAAGGGATTCCGCGAGCGTAACGGGGACTTCAGCGGCCGTCGATAACAAGGACAGAACACCATGGGCGCAGATACAATTTCACTCTCGGGTCTTGAGAAGGACGTCTACGAAAATGCGATTTCGGAAGGCGTGAACAACTCATTCGACCTCAAGGAGTGGTTCAAGCTCGCGGAAGCCGACTACAACGGCGGCGCGGGTCACGTTTGGAACCATCATCACGGGCGTAACGTTTCCCCGTTCTTCGCGAACGAGGATTCGGCGTATCCGGTTGCCGGTAACCAGAACTCCAGCAAGGGCCGCATCAAGGTCAAGAAAATCATGGGTCGGATTCGTCTGACCGAGGAAGCGATGGAGGACCTCGTGTCCTCGGAAGCCTCCTTCCGTAACGGCATGACGGACGAGAAGACGCGTCTGATTGACGACCTCGCGCGGCACGAGAATCAGGCGCTCGGCATGGACGGCCGTGGCGTGCTGGCTCTCGCGAACGGCACGGCGACCGGCGCGGTGCTCCCCGTCGACAGTCCGGGTAACGTTCCCGGCGCCGACTTCGGCAACCGCTTCATCGACCCGGGTCAGTTCATCGCGGCAATCGACCCCATCTCCGGCGTTCTGCGCACGAGCATCCGTAAGGTTGTCAGTGTGAACGCGGCCGGCACCAGCGTCACGTTCGACGGCACGACCTTCACCGGTTGGGCGGACAACGACTACCTCGTGCAGGCGGCGAACGCCTCGGTGACCGATACGCTCGATACGAGCTTCGAGGCTGCCTTCTGGGGTCTCCCGGCTCTGATTGACGACGGCACCAACCGCGACAACTACTTCGAGATTCTCCGCTCGCAGGTTCCCTCGCTGCAGTCCTACGTGGTTGCATCGCTGGGCGCCATGAGCATGGATGCCGCGCAGCGCACTGCCGACGTCGTGTTCAACAAGCTCGGCGGAATCATCGACGGAATCTGCATGCACACGAGCACCCGGCGCGAGTGGCTGAAGATTACCGACGCCGACCGGCGTTACTCCGGCGCGGACCTCCGCAATCCGGACCCGTCGACCAAGGCGTTCCACCAGGGCGACGTGACCGTGGACGATACGAAAATCAAGGCCCTCCGCACGGTCGGTCTTGCTCAGGCGTATTTCCTCGACACGAAGAACTCCGGGTTCACGCGTTACGTTGCGGAAGCCGGCAAGTTCATGGACCGAGACGGCAGCATGTGGCTGCGTGAAGGGTCCGGCACCTCGGCGCGTCATGCGTATGGTGCGACCTACTTTCGTCGCGTGCAGAATTTCGCGCGCAACCCCGG